TTGTAGAACAATGGAGTGAAAAACATCAGCCTATTTCTGTATTATGTGAAGAAGTAAAAAGACAATATGATAATTTGAAAAAGATGCCATTGAAGCAAGACCCTTGGACAATAACTGATACAAACGTAAAAGAAGGTGCTTATGAACTTCAGGCAACTTATAAAATACCAAATGTTTTCTGTGCTTATAAATATGATAAAGATGTTGCTATAGAACAACTGGCTGAGTTTATGAGAACAGATAAAATACTTATTCCAAATAAACCAGATGGTATTTTGTACATTGAAGCAGAAAATACTCTTTGGAAAAGAGATGATGAAACTGATGAAATATTACACGAAATAGATGATGATACAATGCACCCAAATGCTTTGATGGCTTTATTATACGTTTCAAGACAATTTGCTTATGAAATACTAAATATAACAGAAACAAACAAAGAAGCAAAGCCAGTAAATAAGTTTGAAAATGAAGGTAAATTACCAATTTCAAATGAAGAAAATAATGGGCTTGGTGTTTCAATAGGAGTTATATAATATGTTCAAAAAACTTAGAGAGTTGATAAAGGAAATGGAAGCTGCTTATGTAGCTTTGAATACAGAAAATAAATTATCAACTAAATTACAGAAACAGAATAAGGATTTATTGAAAACAATTGATTCTTATAGAAAACAGGGAGCAATATTATTATTTGAAGATTTGAATGAAGAATTGATAAAAAAACTTCAGACATTTACAGAAGATAATGTTATTATAATATTTTGTAAGGACGGTACTCGTATAGAAATAAAATCTAACGAAGTAAATTATAAAAAAGAAAATGGAGCAATTAGATAATATGGAATGTGATAATGTATGTATTCATCAGTGTCAAGAAATGTTTGGTAAAAATATAAAAGGCCAAAAAACCAATTTTGTAAATTATAGTGTGAATATGTGTGGAGTTGAAAGTTGTTCTCACAATTGTGTATACTGTTCAGCTGCTACTACTTTGAATTATGCACAAGGTGTAAACCACGCTAATCTTGAAGAATCTATAAGACAAGTTGATGAAAAAACTTATAGTGAGTTCAAAGCAGATTTTATAAAGCTTGAAGATACTTTTATGCATAATGATAGATTTTTGAGAGCAAAGGCAATACAAGAAAAAGAAGGTATTCAAGCTCAAGTTTCTATTGATTTATGGGGAGCTGACCCAGTTACTTGTCATTTAGCCACTCAAGAAACAGTAGATTTTCTCCGAGATTTCTTTGAGAAAAAACACGGAATGAAATTGAAATTATCTTCTTCTACTGGTGGACTTCCATTAGTTAGAAAAGATATTTGTGATTATTATAAAGAACAAAATATTACAATGCAGCTTTCTCACGATGGATGTGGACAGTGGATGCGAACAAAAGAATTGGACCCATTATTTGATGAAAGAACTGCAGAGAATATAGCAGATTTATTCAAATGTGGTATTCTCAATTTAGTAAATGATTGTATGAACTTTTATAATTATGATGTATTCGCTAATAAAAAGTATTGGGACGATTATTTTGAGTCATTACATTTGAGACCAGAAATATACAAAGGTTTGCACGTAAAATTGAACAGAACTTATGATGGTATTTATGATTTGAAACAAAAGAATGTAAATGGTATTTTTGGTTCTGATAAAAGACAATGGGAAGAATTGAAAGGTGTTCCTTTTGGAAATATCAATCATCATAATTGGAAAAATGCTAATACTGGAAATATGGAATTAGACCATTTATTGGCACACGAATTGGATAGCTATTTGAATGACTGGCTTAGATTAGCCATTCTTATGAGAGACCCAAATGTTAGAAAAGACCCTAAATGGATGCCATATACTGGTTATATTGATGGTCAGGTAAATAGATGGCAGCTAATGAAGTCTCACGATGATAGTAATGGTGCTTGTAGAAGATTCCAAAGAACTATTCATAAATTAGGAGACCCTAAATATTGGCAGAAACCAAATAGTTTTGGAATTATTGAAAACTGGGTAGTTGATACAATTGGTGGTTATTGTGAATGTAATCTTATTGATAGTGAACACACTACTAAAAACCCAGGTGGGTTTATTGAACCAGAACATTGTTCTATCTGTAAGTATTATTTACAGTCAGAATGTATGGGTTGCGGTTCAGAAGAAGTAAACCCAGATTGTGAGTTTAGATATAGATGGGTCGCTATGTTGGAACAAGTAAAATTATTAGATGAAGTATTGAAAAGAAGTAATGATTTAGCAGTAGAAAAGAATAAAAATAGAATATTCACTGAAGGTTATAATAAAGGAAAACAAGATGAGCATAATATGATTGCTAATCAGTTATTGAATAATTTTATCCACTCTCCAAATAGTAATTTAGTAGTGCCTCAAAATTCAGTACAAAATACTCAACAGCATACTTGTAGCTGTAAAAAACCTTTACCTCCACTTGATAAAGGTAAGGTGATAAAAGAGCCTCAAATCTAATAAATAAAAGGATTTATCAAATGGCTGGAGTACAGGTAGTTTTACACGAACCAGATGGTGGCAAAGATAATAGAAAAAATGAAACTCGTAATTTAGGTCTGCAATCTATTGTTCATAGAGAAAATGCTTTGACAGAACTTGCTATTTCTCAAGTTCAAACACAAAAGAATTTGATAACTCAAATAAATGGGCTTCTTGATGGTGTATCAGCTTTACTAACAAATTATACTTTGATAGCAAATAATATATATCAAATTATATATACTGCATATATGGCTGATACTACTAAGACACAAAAGTTTTCAGATATTCAGCAAGAAGCATTGGAGATGATATAATGATTTTTATAAAAGGTAAAATGAAAAAAAGAGCCTCAAATCAATCAGAGGCTTCACTTATAGAAAACTCATTGTCTAAATCCGCTTTGGATAGAAGTTCTCGTTCTATATTAGATGAATACCAACAAAAGTTTGATGATAACCAAAAAGTACTTCAAGGTTATATTGACTTATTGAAAGAATTGAAAGAAGGCCTATCTAAAGTAGGTGATAATGTTGAAAAACAATATAAGTGGCTAAAAGATAAGCCAGAACTTATCCCATCTACTCCAGGTGGTCAAGAAAAAATAGATGAAATTGAAGAAAAATTATGTCAGACAATGGGTGATGATGGAAATGGAAATACTGGGTGTAATGTCACTCTTGAACAATTATGTGATATAACTTGTGACCAAGCAATTGTAGATACAAGCTGTCCTGGTTACTGTGATACTTATTGTCAGATGACTTGTGAAACTCAATGCCAAAATACTTGTGAAACTACTACTCAAAATACTTGTCCAACAGCTTGTGAAGAACAATGTCAAACAACAGTTGAAACTTGTCCTGTAGAATGGTTGGATTCTTGTGAGGCAACTAAAGATGATGCCCTATATACTTGTAAGGACCCATCACAAGATACCGCACCTGAAAATTGTACTTCTTATGGTCAAGACGGCTGGTGTGGATTACTTGAATCAACTTGTGAAACATTAGGAGACACGCTCAATTGTGTAACACTTGGTGATTATAGTGGAACTACTTGCTATGATGTAGGAGAAACAAATTGTGCAGCATCAGGTGAAAAGTATTGTACTGAAACTGGTGAACAATATTGTAATTATACTGATGAATATGCCTGTCTTTTTCCAGGTGAGACAAAGTGTTTATTTGAAGGAGAAGATAATGTCAATTGCGATACAGCAGCAGATGGATATATGTGTCAAAGTTCAGGTGATGGTCCTAATACTTGCCATCAGACTGGTGAAACATATTGTTATGAAGTTGGAGAAACTTATTGTCACGAACCAGGTGAAAAATTTTATTGTTTCTTTATAAAAGATGATATTTGTGTGTCTATTACCGACCAATTAGCAAATTGTGAATCAATTGATGATACTTGGGTAATGTGTCAACCCGTAGTAGTAGATGCTTGTGGAATTCCATTCAAAGATTGTTTGAATAGCGCAGAGTGTCCACCAGAATTTGGTTCTTCAGCTGGATGTGATATTCAAGGCTGTGAAGCTGCTTGCAATGATACTTGTATAGATTCTTGTGATACTAACTGTTTCAACGGCTGTAATAAGAGTTGTTTGACAACTTGTGTGTCAGCCTGTGACACTAATTGTTTCAATGGTTGTAATAAAAACTGTCAAAATACTTGTGTATCTTCTTGTGATACTAACTGTTTCAATGGCTGTAATAAAAACTGTCAAAATACTTGTGTATCTTCTTGTGATACTAACTGTTTTGGAACTTGTATATCTTCTTGTGATGGTACCTGTTTTGGTACTTGTATAACATCCTGCGATAAGACTTGTTTTGGTACTTGTATATCTTCTTGTGATAGTTCTTGTTTCAAAGGTTGCCACTTATGTGAAAGCGTTTGTCAGAATTGTTTAGGAAATTATTGTGATTCAGCGTGCTATAGAGGTTGTGATAATGAATGTACAGGATATTCTTGTAACAGTCCTTGTGATATAAATTATCAATGTTCTGGTTGTGATGGAACTGCTCCTTGTATGGCAAGTTGTATAGCTTCAGCTGAAACTTGTACTGATTGTGGAGAAAGTGGTGGTTCTTGTCAAGCGGGAAGATGGTGTGATATTCCACACTAATTAGAAAGGGTATTATGAATTATATAGTTTCTGGTTATTTTTTGGCTTATCACAATGGACATAAAGAATATATCAAGTCTGTTGAAAGTCTAATGAAAGATGATGATAATTTACTAATTATTGTAAATAATGGCTATCAACAGATTTTGAAATATGGAAAATGTGTAAGAAGTCCAGTTGATATAATAAATGAAATGGAAAAAGATTTCCCAAATGCAACATTCCTTGTATCTTCTAGTTTTGATAGGACTATAAACAGTGATTTAGAAAAGCTTTGGGGAACCTTTGTAAAAGATGGTGGTGAGTATAATGAAGATAACTTACCAGAGGCTAAAACTTGTAGAAAATATGGAATAAAAATGTTATTCCTAAATAATAATAAAATAGCAAGTTCTAGTGAGATATTAGGACTAAATAAAGAGGAGTTATAGATATGAAAGCAATTTATATTAGTGTAAGTGGTGGAACTGGATTACAGAGAAGTCTTTGTAATGTATTAGCAGAAGCAAAAAAGAAATATGATAGAATTGGAGTTCTATCACCTTATTGGGACTTGTTTGAATGCTGTGAATATGTTGATAGAGTTTATAAACCAGAAGAAGGTAGAGACTTTATCCTAGATGCAAAGTTTGACAATGCAGAAATAATTACTGGCAGACTTTATGATTTGAATGATTTTATTTATAAAAAATTGAATTATGAAGATGCTTGGAGACAGATTTTACATTTGAAAGCAAGAGAAAATGTTGGAACACCAGGTGAAACAATAGTAGATATTGACCCACTTAGAAAGTTTCCAAATATAAATAATGACAGTTTCAATGTTATTTCTGATTTGAATAGTAAAGGATATGAAAACTTTATTATAGTTCAATTTCACGGTGGTCAATCACCATTATCTGAATGTAATGAACCTTATGATGAAAATAATGAACCTTTACAGAGACATTATCCAAGCCCATTAGCACAGGAATTTATAAATAAGTTTAGAGAAAAATATCCAAAAACTGCAATTATAAATTATTCTTTACCAAATGAACCACAATATGAAAATACTGAAAGATATGATATGCCTTATTTGGCTTATATTCAGTTAGCAAAGAATAATAAATGTATCGGCTTTGTTTCTATTGATAGCTCTTTACAGCATTTCTTATCAGGTATAAAACCTGGTGTAGTAATTTGGGGACATTCATTACCAGAAGCTTTTGGATATAGCTGTAATACTAACGTTATTCAAAAATGTAGGAGAGATGATATATTATATATGAACTTATTAGGACCAAGTGGTGCTAAAATTGATTATATAAAGCCAGAAGAGTTGTTAGATATTGTATGTAAAAATCTAATAAATAAAAAGGAACAGTAACAATGAGAAATTTATTCCCACAAAACAATTCAACAGATATTTTAGCAAAGGATAGTGACATAGTAAAAAAGGAAGATTTACTTCCAGTTGTTGAACAATTACAAAATACTATCCAGCAATTGAATATTTTATCAGATGCTTTACAGCAATATAAAGATGATAATGAAAATCTTATTACTACTGAACAATTGAATGCTGTAAATGCTGCTATTCAGTCATTAGAGGCTACTGAGTCAAATCTTACAACTGCAGAAGTTGATAATCTTACAGTAAATAGTTTAGCAACTCTTACTACTCTTACAGCACAGATTGCTACAATTACTTCTTCTTTATCAGTACCAGAGATACAGACAAATGAACTATCAGCTTATGAAGCAAACTTAGGAAATGTTGAAATAGGAAGTTTGAAGGCCGCTTCAGCTGAAATTGATAACTGGAATATATCTAATTTCAACATTGAAAATCTTACAGTTTCACAATCTTTTCAAACTTCTAATTTAGAAGCAGATGTTGGTGAAATTGGAACACTTTCTGCCGATATTGCTACAATTGAAGGTGATACTTCTATTGGTGGTGATTTAGATGTAACAGGAGATATTTCAGGTGCTTCTATAAATACTGATGAAGTTACTACTGAAAATGTTACTTGGAAAGGTCAAGTATCTTTATCAAATCAGTCAGACTTCTTTTTAGAAATACCTCATTTTGAAAATGGTCAATATTATTTACAATTACTTCAAAATGATGAACCTTATATTACTGTAGAAATATATAATTCTGTAGATAACTACTTGGTAAGATGGTCACAAAGAGACTATAATTTACTTCAGAAGATTTACATTTCGGGTATTGGTTCTGCTTCTAAAATATATTTGGAAATAGAAAATGATGATGCTCTTTCAATGGTTTTGAAATATGCTACAACTTCTGTTACTCCAAATGTTCAAGGTCCACTTTCTTATAATCAATTACCAATTACACCAGATAATACTTATGAAGTTAGATATAAAGATGGTTCTAAATTCTTCAAGAACGTAGATTTGGCCCAAGCTGGTGGTACTGTTGGTGTCTTGAGAACTTTGGCATCAGATGATTATTCTGCTGCATCAGATGATATTTCTTATGATACTACTGAAGATACAACAGTTATTGTTTATAAACCTGACCAATCATTGAATGAAGAAGATGATGTAAAATTCCACGAAGTAGATACAACTTTCTTGAATGTAAGAGACTTTTCTACAAGAAACTTTATTGCTACTGAATTACAGACTTTATCAACTATTGATTTGACAAAATATGATGATGGTGCAATTATCGAAGTTAGAATTGGTTCAACATCTGCTTCACCTCAGCCATCGGGTGCTTATGTAAAACAAACAGAAAATGGAACACCAGTATTATATAAAATTATGACTGGTAAAAACTTACCTTCAAGTGGAACAAATACAAATAAACCTCTTATATGGAGTGTAGCAGACCAGGCTATTACAGAAGCAACAAATATTGAAATTACTGGAACAATCAATGTCGGTGGAGATGCTACATTCGGTGGAGATGTTGATGTTATTGGTGATATTTCAGCTGATAATGCTACTATTACTGGAGATGCAACTGTAGGTGGAGATATTACCGCAGCTGGAAACATTTCTGGTGCTTCTTTAGATGTAGCTGGAAATACAACAATCCACGGAGACTTATATGTAGATGGTGTTACTCATACTACTACAGAAGAACAGGTAAATACAACTGGTAATACTCTTACTTTGAGACAAAATAATAATACTACATTAGGTGCCACTTATGCTGGTATTATTGTAAATAAATATAATGGAACTAAAGATTTAGCTTTAGTAACAGATAGTGATGGTACATTGAGAGTTGGTACTGGAACAGGAAGTACAACTTCTTATGCAGATATTTACTGGGACGATGTTACTGAAAAATGGTATAGTGATTCAGCTCTTACAACTGAAGTTTCTCCTGTTGGAACTCTTACTTCTTGGGTTTCATTAGAAATAATTGGAGATGTAAAACATTATAGTGGAGCAATATTTACTCAGATAAACTTTACTGGATTAGTTCCATTATTGGCAAGAGATGAAGCTACCAACTTAGATGATGGTGCAATTATGAAATGGAATGGTACTGACTTGATTGCAGAAACTATTCCAAATCCAACAGCAAATGGTCAAGTATTGGCAAATGGAACAAATGGTTATGAATGGGTTCCGCAACCTAAAAACTTTGTATTTGCTACAATGGCTGATTATACTGCAGCAGCATCTACTGTACCAGATGGTTCTCTTGTAGTAATTGAGAATGAAACTGATTATCTTATAGGTGAAAATCAATAATGAAAACTTTTGTAAAATCAAATGGAAGCCTACATTCAGGTAATAATACAAGTATAAAAGTTTATTCTACTTTACCATCTGATTTATCTGATATATCAGAAGGTGAAGTTATTATACTTGAAAAAGCAGGTTTTTATCAAAAAGAAAATAATAGTTTGACACCTCTTTTCGACCCATCTTCTTTATCAGTTTCAGATGGTGCTGTTGGAGATATTATTGCTTATTATGGCACTACAAACCCAGACCCTGATAATTTTGTTATTTGCGATGGTAGTACTTTTTCTGCAGCCGATTTTCCTGAGTTGTACACTTTATTAGGAACTAATACTACACCTGATTTGACTGGTTACCATTTGAAAGGAATTGGTGAAAACCCAACTTGGGCTTCTCACGATGCCATTTCTTTGAATACTAAAGTAGCAGCAAATTATCCAAATCATACTCATACTACAGTAGCTCCAACACATAGTCACTCTGTATCAGCAACATCACATTATCATACTGGTGTATGTTCAGCATATTGTATAGCTTATTATAACGGTCAGAGTTGTTGTTGCTCTACTTACTATAAAGGAAGAAATAGCTCTTCAGCAAAAAGTTGTAGTTGGACTACAAATGGTTCTTCAATCTCTTGGAATACATTTAGTGCTGCTAATTTAGGTGCTATAACTGTTACTTGTCCGGCAACCGCTTCTGGCTATAATGCAGTCAGATATGGTAATGAAACAAAGTGTAAGGATAAAACAGTATTATTTTTGATGAGGGCCAAAGTATAATGAAAAAATATATAAAAAATATAAATTTAGTACCAATAGATAATAAGATAAAAATATTCTCTCAACTTTCAGATATTCCTTTAGATTTGAGTAATGAGATTGTTTTAGTAGAAGGTATTGGTGTTTATCAATGTAATAATAGTTCGATTACTCAAATATATAATGATGGTAGGAATGTTTCTGGTGCTGTATTAGGTGAAATTAGAATGTTCTATGGTGATACAATTCCTGCAGGCTGGTTAGAATTAGATGGTTCTACATTTGATGCAAATGCTTTCCCACTATTATATAGTTTCTTAGGTACTAATATAGTACCAGACTATAGAGAAATGGCTTTGAGAGGTGGCACTCCTGTTGGTATTTTTAGTAATGATGCAATGGGTAACCACTCTCATACAGTAAATGGAACTGGTTGTCATACTCATTGTATATCTGCTGGTTCATCTCATTCACATACTGCAGATTTAGGTTGTATACAATATGCAGAACCTTGTTGGAGAGAAGGCTGTGGTAGTTATTCAAGACCTAGACCAACTTATGGATGTTGTGCTACTTATTATACAGGTGGCTGTACAGTTTCAGCTTCTGTTACCAGTACAACATCTGGTATTACTGTTGGAAATTCACCTTGGGCTAGTACTGTAACAAGAGCTAGAGAAGTTGGGGTTAGATATATAATGTTTGCAGGAGCATAAATAAAATGGAATTTATAAAAGGAAATAATCACTCAATACAGAAAAATATAAAAGTTCTCAATACTTTATCTTCAACTGCAAATGAAAATGATTTAGCAATTTTATCAAATGACGGGATTTATCAATACAAAAATAATCAATGGAATTGTATAATCTCTTTTATTGTGAATACTACGCCACCGATTATTGGAGAAGTCAGGGCTTCTATCGGCCAACCAGATAATAATTGGCTATTATGTGATGGTAGTACTTTTTCTGCTACAGACTATCCACAATTATATACTTTATTAGGTGGAACAACTTTACCAGACTTTAGAGAACTTATACCAATAGGTGTTGGTACAAATGATACTGATACGGTAATTGACCACGATACATTCACCAGAGGTCAGGTAAAAGACTGGAACCTACAAACACATACTCATTCAAAAACTGAATGTGGCCATACTCATAGTGCTACAACAAACACACACTGCCACTCATATTCATATTATTGTTTCAAATATGTAGGTTCTGACCCTTCAAGTTATTATAGTTTTGTATGTAGATGTACTAAAAATACTGCCTCAACTACATCTGGCCCTAGTGTTGGTAATTCTTGTGCTTACACTTCTGCGATTTCTTTTGGAAATCCAAGTGGTGGTACTGCAATATTGAGAGTAAACTCTTATGGTGTAAATTTCTACATAAGAGCTAAATAAATATCTAATAAAAATAGGAGCATATATAAATGAAACAGATTATACCAATTGTAACAAAAAAAGATTTGGGAATTACAAATCCAATAAAGATTATAGAGTCGGCCAAGAAAGGAAAGAAAATATCTTTAGCTACAAAAGTTGATGATGCTTTTATTCAAATGCTTTTTGAAAATAAAGAAAATGTTGGAAAGTTTATTGACTTGGAAATAGACCCATCAACAAATATTCTTACATTGCATTTTGAAAAAAAGAATATAGAATTAGAAAAAGAATTAGCACACGAAATGAGGTAATGAAAATGAATAAAGGGGACTTTATTAGTTTACTTATTGAAGCTGTAGTCTTCCTACTTCCAATAATTACTTTATTTGTGAAGCTAGGGAGCTATAAGAAAATCGTGGAAGACGTGGATTCAAGAACCAAGAATTTTCCTGAGTGGAAAGGTGTGATGAATGAAAAAGTTGCTACACTGGAATTGAATGATATTGCCCAGTCTAAAACTTTGAGTGACATCAATACTAATCTTATTGAAATTTCAACTAAGATGGACTTGATACTTGGGAATAAAATAAAATTGGAAAGTAAAAATGAAAATTAGAGAAATTGCAGATGATAATACATCAATATCAAGTACTCGCTGGGCTTTTGCTTCTGTTATCAAATTTGATATAGTAGTAATTTCTTTAGTATTATTGGCTTATATAATAGGCCATTTTGTTGGCAAACCATTTGATAGTGGTTTAGTATCAGGTGCAGGTGTTCTATTAGGAATACTTACTGGTTTAGTTACTACAAGTAAATCGCTTCAAGGTTGGGAACCAGAAAAAGATAAAGATAAGGAAAAAACAAATGAGTAATTTTTTAGCAGAAACAAATTTAGTTATTACAAAGTTCAACCTCAATAAGAAAGGTGAGCTTACAGACTTGGAAATCAATGGAAAAAACATTGAATTAGGAAATGAAGTAAAAGTTCATTTATATGCTTGGACAAATGATGAAGGTACTGACCCTGTTTGGGCTTATACTTTATCAGAAAATCCAGCAGTTGGTGATAAAGCAATAATGCCAGATGCTGCAACATTAGCATTAGATGATGACCCAATATCAGCTATTGGTGAAGATACAATTACTGCATTTTCTACTGAATTTGAAAGGGACAATACTAAAGACATAGAGTTCTAAATAGAGTAAGAATATGTGGTACATCTATGAAAATAAAAATGGATTTTACAAAAAGACTTATCGCTATCATTTTATTACTATCATTAGCATTCTCATCGCTTTACTGTTTGGAGCCTTATTCATCAAAAGCTCAATCAAATCTAACCAACTTGGAAGATATAATGACGAACTTACAGAACGATTATCTGAATCAACAGATACTTGTACAAGACTTGCAGGAGAGCTTAGAGAATGTACAATCACAATTGACCAATGCAGAAGCCACTGTGATGAGCTTAGAACAATCTCTGAAAGAAATATCAGCTCAGTACGAGAAGCAGTTGAAATTATCGAAGAAGAAAGATATTACATTGAATGTCTTGAAGTGGAGCTTGGTTTGTGGGATTCCGATAGCTATTACGAGTGGTGTGATAATTGGTTACAAACTCAAGGAATAGAATTACCATAGTAATTATTGATAGTATAATGTATATATTTATATATAAAATAAGTAAAATATTATATAAATATTATTATTATTATAATATATACAATAGTTCAAAACTTCAAATAAAGTCAAATAAAATCATTCAATAATAACAAATGATACACTTTGACTAAATAAAAAGGAGTTATATAGAAAAATGAGCACCGGAACCGGAATGTCTATAGTCACACAGAATAATATTGATTCTTATAATACTGCTGTAAATAATATAAATAGAAACCAGAAAAAGAATATTGTTGAAGTAGAAAAGAAACTTAGTACCCTAAAAAATACTACTTCAAACTTTTTGGTTTCAATACAAAGTTTACAGGAATCTTTAGATAGTCTAAAAAAACAGATTTTTCTAAACCAATGTATGATTGATAATTGGAATGTGGCTAATCCACCTTATATTTATCAAATAGATATATTGGCATAAAGAAAATCTAATAAAATATATAACAAATGGAGATATTGCAAATGACAATTGAAGAATTAGAGCCAATCGTAATGGAACTCAAAGAAAAAATTGATACTATCCTTTCTACAGCTGATGAAGCAGAAAAGAAGTACAATCACGACAAAGGTGTATCAGAGTTTACAGAAAGAAACAAGGAGTCTCTTGATAAATATACTGATACTTTGAAAAAGTTGAATGGAGATGATTTTGACCTTTATTCAAGTGCTTATGATGAGTATAATGAGTCATTCTCTGATATTGAAGAAGCTACTTATGTTGCTCAATTAGTTTCAGAAATTGATAACAAAATCAATAAACTCAAGGAAGCTCTTGGTGAAGATGATGTTGAAATTCATTCAAACGATGAAGGTGAAATTGAGGTAAATGCTCACGACACTGAAATCGAAGCAAAATCAGAAGAATCTGCTGAAGTAGCTGAAGAAGCTGCTAAAGAAGATGAAGCTGAAAAAGAAGAAGAAAAAGAAGAAACTGAAGAAGATGAAGATGAAGTTTCAGAAGAAGAAAAAGAGTTCATTGAAGAGCTTGAAGCAGAACTTCCTAAATATAAGAGAGACTAAGTATGAGTGAAAAAGTATTTACATTAGTTTCTATTATTACCACATCATTGGCTGCAATTGCTATTGGAGTAATAGAATTTATTGCTCCAGTATATATGAATGCTATTGTACCATCTATTTCTATTATAGAAGGTGCTATTATTGGTATTTGTGGAAACTTCACATTCAAAAATAAGGAAAAATAATTATGGAATTTAGAAATATAGAAGAAGCAAAAGCTTATATTGAAGGTAGAGTACCTGGAGCTACTTCTGAACAAATTCAAGCTGCTAAAGACTATTTAGATAGTGCAGAAGCAAAAGCTGAACAAGCTGCAAAGGCTTCTCCTGTATTATCTAAAACACAGCCAGAAGAAAATGAGTCAATGAATAGACTTCAATCAATGTCAGCAAATAACCCAGCTGTAAAAGCTGCACAGTCTGCTGGTAAAAAAGCAGTGAAAGCTAATGAAGAAGCTAAGAATGCTGAAAAACCAAAATCTTTCAAAGAAAATGTAAAGACATTTGAAGATAATGTGAATGCTGCTATTGAAGATAAAGACAACTATGCTAAAGGTGATAAATTAGCAGAACAATCAAAGAAACAAGTAAAAGCAGTTCAAGGACAGGCTGAAAAACCTGCAGAGGCATTTATGGAAACACAGAAAGAAAAAGAAAATGAAAGCTTTGAAGTTGGAGAAGAAGTAGGAAATGTTGTTTCTGAAGTAGTTTCTAAAAATCCAACTGATGAAAATGTAGAAGCAGGAAAAAATGTTATTGAAACAGTTTCAGAAGCAGAAGATATTGCAGTACCAAGAGCTTATGATACAAAAGAAGAAAAGAATGCAAAGAAAGCTTATAATAAAGCAACTGCATCAATTTGGGATGCTTATTATAATGGCGATATTGATAAATCAACTGCTGTATACTTTACAATTGATGCTGTAGCTAAACTTGCTGGTAATTTAGGAAAGAGAATTGGTAATGTTGGTGCTCAATTTACTGGTGGAACAATTGATAATAATTTTGAAACATCTGATTGGGAAAACAGGAGAGACCAGTTATTGAATGAAGCAAATCAAATGCAGGCTGAAGAATTAGGTGGCGCTGCATCAAGAAAAGCAGAATCTGAAAAATTAGCAAATGAAGGTGCTGCACTTGGAAATGTATCACAAGAAATTCAAAATCAAGTTGCTTCTATAAGAGCTAATTACACAGATGAACAGATTAGACAGCAAATTGCTATGATGGATAAACAGCTTGAACAAATGGGTCTCAACATTGAAAATATGGAAGATGCTAGAACATTTGTTGAAACATTGAAGCAAAAACCAGAAAATGAAAGAGGTTGGCTTGATAATCTTATGATTGCTTGGATGTCACAATCTGGTGTGAATGCCGCAGTAAATGCTGGAAGTTCTGGTATTGGTTCTCTTATTGGATTGTTAGCAAAATAAGGAAATAATATATGAAAGTTGGAGTATTTGACAAACAACTACCAATGGAGCTAGAAGATTTAGGAAACGGGGTTTTCAATCTTTATGCTCCTGGTCAAATTGACTATAAGTTTATTGAAGATAATGTTATTACTCACCCAAAAGAAGGCTGTAAATATATTACTATATATAATGAAGAGCAGCCTGATAGATATGAGAAAGTTATCAAAGCTTGGTGTGAAAAACACGATAAGAAATGGTTTAGATTTGATAAAGATGGTTTTATTTTCTATGTAGTAGAAATACAGGGAGAAGAATGCAATGGCTAAAGCAGGAAATAAAATAAAAGAATTTGGTACAAAAATTGCTGATTGGATTCTCCCAAAAAGTACAAAAGAAGCAGTAAAAGAAGCTGCTAAAAAGGCTGCAGGAGCCGATGATGCTTCTATTGATGCTGCAAATATCACACAAGAAGAAAAAGATGCTCTCAAAAAAGCCAGAGATGAAGCTTATAATAAATCAGCTTCAGAAATGATGGAAGCAGCTGGTGGATATAATGAAGCAGTTGAGGCTGGACAAAAAGGTGAATTATCTAAACTTGGTTTAGGAAAAGATGTATCTGAAAGAATGGCCGACGCTCAAGAACAAGCTACAAATAATCTTACTAATGAACAAGATGAAGAAGCAAGAAAAGCTAGAGTAGCTTCGGCTGGAGAAGAAGACGTTGCAAGAAAAGCTGCGTATCAGGCTGCAAGAAATACTGGAGCAAATAGAGCTGCTTCATCTGCCATTGGTTCTTCTGTAGATACTAGAGGTTTACAATCAAATGCTGCTTCAGCTTTGAGAAGTGCTGCTACTTCTACTCAAGCTGATTATCTAAATAAAATGGGATATGTTCAAGGTCTTGAGTCAAATTTGGAAAATACAAAAGCTGGTTCATTCCTAAATACTCTTAGTGGTGTAGGACAAGGAGTAATGGCTGGAGCAGGAACCGGTGCTTCAATTGGTGGATTTTTACCATTTTAGGAGATGAAAAAATGAATGAGCAGGATATTATTTACAATATACAAAAACTTGAATCTTATTACGGTACATACAAAGCAAAATGTTTGAGAAATTATAGACTTTATACTTACTCATCAACAGTAACACTTGATTTGACTGACAGTGAAGTTGTTGGATATTATCATAAAGGTACATTCAATATTGAAGATGATACTACTTCTTCTATTCAAGAAAATGTAATCGCATCTTGTATTGAAACTCTTTGTTCTAAAATTGCATCTCAAAAAGTAAGACCATTTTTCAATACAGTAAATGGTACTTTCAAAGAAATGCAGATTGCTAGACAAGCGCAAACATATTTTGACCAGATATATGATGAAAAAGATGTAAATAAAACAATTACAAATGCTTTCAAATCTGCTTGTATTTTTGATAAAGGTGTTATAAAAATTACAAAAGACGAAATCTCTACTAGATTACCTTGGAATGTTTATGTTGACCCAAAAGAAGTTTCTTATAAAAAGATAACTTATATAGCTGAAAAACTTCCTAAAACTCCTGGTAGATTATTATATACAAAATATGGAATAAAAGACGACTTCAATTTAGACTATACTGTTTATGAATATTATGATATTATAGAACATACAAAAGCAATCTATGTTGAAGAATTGAATAAAGTTATTACTGAAAAATGGGAACCAGAAGTAATTCCATATTTATTTATGTATTATTCTGACCCAATAAAAGGTAATACATCTCAGTCTGTTGTTGACCAGTTATATGGTATTCAAATGCAGATTGATGATATTTTATCTGTAATAAAAGACTCTGTTCAAATGAACCCTGGTATGACATTATTTGTACCAAGAACAGCAAACATAAAAACAAATATGCTTAGTAATAGAACTGGTCAAATTATTCAATATGACCCAATTCCAAATCAGTCAGCAAGTCCTATTACTTATGCAACAAGTGATATTATTTCAGCACAGTTTATTCAGTTATTAGATAAACTAAAGAATGATGCTTATGAAATTGTTGGTATTTCTCAATTATCTGCTACATCTCAAAAACCAGAAGGTTTGAATTCTGGTGTTGCTTTGTCAACAATGGAAGATATAGAAAGTGATAGATTTGAGACCCAACTCAATTCTGTTATAAGAATGTATATTGATGTTGCAAAAGCTTGTATGGATATTTTCCCACCTGATGAAGATATTTTACCACAAGGAACAAACAGAGCAAACATCAAATGGTCTGATATTATTGAAGCAAGAGATAATTTGAAGATTCAGTTCTCTGCTGCTAATTCATTATCAAAAGACCCAAGTGAAAAGTTGAAGCAATTAGTTGCATTGGCTGATGCTGGAGTAGTACCTCAATCACATATTGCATCGTTGATGGAGTTACCAGACTTACAGAGTGGTTATAACATTGCAAATAATGCTTTCAATGCTGTATACACATTTATTGATGAGGTAATAAAAAATGGTGTACCAGATTATATACCAGAATATTTACCAACAGATAAAGGTGGATTGTTAGAAACTGAAATTGTAAATACTATATTATCATTAGCTGTGAAGCCTGTTGAAAATGCAAATGAAATTGAAATATTGAAACAATTGTTTGCTAAATTACAGGAAGTTCAAGTAAATAGTCAGACAAATGCTGAAATGATGGCTGTTCAACAATTGAATAGTGAAATGACTGCAGCAATGCCAGCTATTACAGAACAAGCAACACAAGCTGCTCAGGCTACACAAGAGTCTATTGATAATGGAACTTTTGACCCATCTGCTTTACAGCAAGAAACAAAAGCTCAACCAATATATACTGTATAGGAGTTTATATAAATGCGCATAGGTGATGAAGAAATAACAAGAGAAGATATGCCAGCAATGACTGCTTGGCAGATGAACCCTGACCACCTTAGACAAGGTTTTCAAGATATTCTCAATGCAAAATTAGGAACTGCAGTTCAAATGCCACAGACTACTGATAATGGTATGATGAATACTGCTGAAGATGTTGATAATCAGTGGAGATAGTAGAAATGTACAATGCAAATGCAAATAGAATAACAGCTTCTAAATTGATACAAAGAGCTGAAGAAATTGCTGATATTACAAATACAGATTTTCTTTCATATAATGAAAAATTGGAATATCTCAATAGTACTTGGAAAGATGTTTATCAAAAAATTATAAATTATAATCTCAATGTTTTTACCGTTGATGCTAATTTGGTAGGAGCAGCTGGAAGATATAAATTACCTTTTGACTGCTATCAAATAAAGTCAGTAAAAAATCCATATACTGGTAGAATGATACCAAGAAAAGCAGATAGTGAAAGTGCTTTAGGTGGATACTATGAGATTGTAAATGATGAAATAGTTTTAGGCCCTACTGTTGGCCCTGTAGTTGTTACTTATTGGAGAAAACCATTTTGGTTATCAGTTCCAAATAAAACAATAAAAAGTGAATTAGAACCAAAAACTGTTTTAGATAGCTGCAATAATTCTTTATTAGTTGCTGATTCTGATGATAAATTATATGTTCAAAATGTTCTTTCTGATAGTGAGCTAGAGCTCCCATATACAAAGGAAACAGGTTATGATTATAAATTAGGTAATAATTTTATTATCAAGCATAAAAATGATATTGTTATTGCTTACGATTTTTATGGTAATATGATAGATGAAATTACTAGTATTACATATACATACGTTCTTATAAAAGCAGACAATGGTCTTTATTATTTCACTAAAGCAAATGAAGAAGATGAGAATGTCGTAGATATTTATGAACTCTTTGGTGGCAAAATAGCAGAAGTTGGAGTTGATGAAAATACTGCAACTATAATTGGAATTGATGGTGAGTTCTACCCAATAACTTCTGAAACAGCTTTTCCAATTGGTATATTTGATGATAGGCCAGCTTATATTACTGATAATAAAGAATTACATCTTATAAACCCAAATGGAAGTGAAATAATAGAAAAAGTTGAAGTACCTTCTATTGGGCCACTTGTTCTAATAAAATATGGATTTGTAGCATTTGATAATACAATTTATTCTTGCATACCAGATACATTATTGGATTTTCCTAATAACTTATATTATGATGTAATATCTTATGATTTGGCTGTTAGGTTCTTATGTAAACAAAATGCTGATAGTTCTGGTGTAGAAAACTTGAATGCAAATGCTTGGAGATTGTTAGTAAATAGCATTGACCAGAATGCAGACTATCCACGTGTGAAACTTGTTAGGAGATAGAGAAAATGGTTTTTGGAAAAATAATTGGCGCAGTAGCTGGAGCCATTGTAGGTGGAGTTGTAAATGGCGTTTCCACTGCTAAAAATAATAAGATAAAAATTGCAGCAATGGAAAAAGCTGCTAAAGATATAAAGAAAGCCACAGAAGAATATACTGGTGAGAAAGCATTAGAAAAAATGTATAATGCTGGATTACAACGCTCTTATGAATATGGAACTTCTATGGGAAATGAAATGGCATCTCAAGCATTTACTCCACAAAACCCAGGTTCAACTGGAGCTGGGACAAATTCTTCTGCTATGCAAGCAGGACAAGAAGCTGGTGATGTTGCTAAAAATGCTGCTGAAGTAGGATTCAATTCTGGTATGAGTAATGAAGCTGCTTTGAATGCTGCTAAATATAATCAAGCTGCAAATAAAGCTAATCTTGAATTGAAGCAAGCTGATATTGATTATAATGTAGCAAATCAAGCATCACAAGAAATTATGGGTGGTTTAGGAGATTTAGGAAAGGCTATTGGTGGAACAATATCAACATCAAATCCTACTCCAGCATCTACAGGTATAAGAGGTAAACCAGTTCAAATGAATAATGGTAACCCACTTATGGAATAGAATAATTATCTAATAAAAATATGAATCAAAAAGCAATAAAACAACAAATAGAATTTCCACCTCTTATAAACTTACAGGAAGACCAACCTGCAATTCATAATGATTTTCGTTCTGTAGAAAGAATAAATGCTCCTTATCTCAATGGTATGCTTACTCCGTTATGGCATAGTGAGTATGAATATACAAATAAACCAGTTTGGGATTTTGAGAATA